AACTCAAGTGGGTAATAATACTTTAGCCACGCTGTCCAATAAGACAGAGTTGAGTATGCTACGGCGTGTGACTTATTAAATGAGTACCCTGCGTGAGCCTCAAAGTCGTGCCATAAATCACGAGCAATGTTTGGAGAAACAAACTTAGAGGCACCCTCTACGAATTTCTCTTTAAACTGATCAAATTCTTTAGCATCTTTTTTCTTGCCAATGATCTTTCTAACTTTATCTGCTTCCGACATGGACATACCGCCAAGGTGTACGCATGCTTGCATAACTTGTTCCTGGTAAAGAATACAGCCATAAGTGTCCTCCGTAAATTGTTTTAGTACTTGGTGAGTATAGGAAATATTTTGACGACCATGTTTACGATCAACATAATCTTTTCCAATAGTATTCATAGCACCTGGACGAACAAGAGCATTAGATGCTGCAAGTTCATTTAGGTTTTTAACGCCCATCTTAACAAGAAGGTTTGTGTATGGTGCTGCTTCACATTGGAATACACCCTTTGTATATCCATCTGATAACATCTGATAAACATTTGCATCATCCATCTTGATTTTAAGAAGGTCAATCTTTTTGCCATCTCGCTCTTTAATTATGTCAATTGTATTCTTAAGAACAGATAAAGTCTTAAGTCCCAATGCATCAATCTTAATCAAACCAATTCTTTCAGCCTCTTCCATATCAACACCAACGACAGGAATTCTTTCATCAGATCCTGTAGATGATCTTGTTTCAAGTGGTGCGTATCTAAAAATTGGTTCCTTGCTTGTTACTACACCTGCTGCGTGAATACCTGTACCACGAATGCGACCACGAAGTTGTTCTCCGTATACTTCTACTTCTGGATACTTCTCACGGAACTCTCTGGTTGACTTTGAACTACAGAAGTCATCCCACGAGTCTACAGTTTTTAAAACCTTATTCACATCTGATAGCGGAATGTTTAGTACTCTTGAAACATCTCTAACAATTCCCTTACCAGTAAACTCAAGGAATGTAGCAATAGATGCAACGTGTCGATACTGTCTAACTAAATAGTCTTTAACTTCTTCACGACGAGTATCCTGAATATCTGTATCGATATCTGGAAAGTCATTGCGCTCTGGGTTAATAAAGCGGAAGAACAAAAGGCTATGCTCAATTGGATCGATGTCTGTAATCTTTAATGCATAGCAAACAAGAGAACCAGCAGATGAACCACGGCCTGGACCAACCATAATCTCTTCTTTCTTTGCCCAGTTAATCATATTACTCACAACAAGGAAGTAAGGAGCAAACTTCTTATCTTTAATAATTTGCAACTCTTCTTCAAGTCTATCAAGATACTCCTGATTTTCTGACAAACCTCTCTCTACCAAACCTTCTAGTGCAACCTTAGCAAGTTCCTTGTCAGGGCTTTTATACTGTACTGGTAAAAGGTTTAGACCTTCTTGAATGCCATAGTCTCCTACTGTATCTGCTAATAGGAGTGTGTTTGAGTATATGTCAGGTCTATCTATCCCCTGCGATTCCATCGCTGCTTTAATCTCTTCGTAAGACAATAGGTGAATGTCAAACTTATTAAATGTTATCTGGCGATCTTCGCCGTAAAGATAGTCAAGGCGCTCCATCATGGTTGCCTTCTTTTTTGACTTTTCATATGTTGCATCTTTTACAAACTTGCCGTGTGTGTTCATAAGTAACTTAAACTCTTGAACTTCTTTTTGTGATGGATCAACGTGATGGCAGTCTGGTGTTACAACAACCTTAATACTAAATTCATCTGCAAGTTCAATAAGGTACTTATTGATGTGTGCTTCGTTGTGTGGCATAACTTCAATGTAATAGTCATCTCTGAAGCGTTCCTTAAACCAAGATATATACTTCTTAGCAAGAGCAAACTCTTCTTCTTCTAATGCTTTTACAAGTACACTGCTTGGACAAGCAGATGTAACGATAATACCTTCTTTATACTTTTCTAAAATAGTAAAATCAAATCTTGGCTTCTTAAAGAAACCATCTGTCCAAGATAGTTCACTAATCTTGTTTAGGTTTTCCAAACCAATTTGATTCTTGGCTAGAAGGATAATGTGATTGTAGACAAGATCTTGTTGACCTTCTCTTTCAGACTTATCTCGTGTATCAGATATGTCTGCACACATGTATCCTTCTAGACCTAGAATTGGCTTGATGCCCTTTGCTTTTGCAATACGGTGCAGTTCCCTATGCCCAGATAAAGTACCGTGGTCAGTGATGGCTATTGCAGGCATCCCTAACTCAACTGCACGGTTCACGTATTCTTCTGGAGTAGCAATCCCATCAAACAAACTAAAATGGGTGTGGACATGTAAGCCGACGTAGTTCATATTACCAATCAGCGTTTGTTGCTGAAGTGGCAGATGGGCCATCAAAGCCCAAATAGAACGCTTCTTGTTCTGCGTATGGAACCTTGCGTAGTGCAGACTCTAGTGGGTAAGGCTTAATGTCTCCCCAGTTAAATGGTTCCTTATCTGGTGCAGATGGAATAAGTGTGTAATTGGTTTCAGTACCCTGACCATTACGCTTTAACTTCCACTGTACATTTGAGATGCTTCCTGTTTCAAGTGCATACTCACGAATTGTGTTGAATGATGATTGCTTACTGATACCCATTGACCAGATTGCAACATAAGGTGCTTCAATGCCGTCGTCTACAAGAACGTTGCAATAGAAACGAAGACGTGCTCTCCAGCCAGCCTTTGGATCTTTACGGTGCATTTCTTCAGCCCAGTCACGACCTTCTGTATCCATTGTGTCTACAGCCTTACGCTTGTAGTCCTTTGGGTTTGTGTGTTCTGATACAACAATTGCTAGTCCACGCTCTGCGTTATAGTTTGCTGAATCTTCATCAAGTTCTTCTAAGAACCTAATCTTTACTGATTGACCATCGGCAAGTTTTAGCCACTTAACCTTTGGACCATCGCCACCCTTTGGGCCATCTAGTACTGGGCCCATTTCTTTTATTCCTCTTAGTATTGCCATGTGTTTCTCCTTTGTGTTGTTATGTTAGTTTAGCATAGACTGTATTGATTTGTCAAACTGGAAGTCCAGTTCTTTAATTGACTTATCGTCCATATCGCCTATATCTTTATATTCTTTATTTAGTTTGATAACGGATACACGAGAACCAAGTTTTTCAATTATCTTAGTTTTCATATTTCCTCCTGCTTCATCGTTATCCGCAATAACAATTATATCATTAAAGTACTTTTGAAGCAATTCTATTTGTATGTTTGACACATTGGATCCAAGTGTTGCTACTGCAGGAAAGCCACACTGGTCAAGCCTTATAGCATCAAATGATGACTCTACCACATAAACCTTTCCAGAAGTTTTTACTCTGTGTAGATTAAAAAGTGTTTTTGATTTTGGAAGACCTGGGGTATTCTTAAACTCTTTTCCTTCGATTGATCTTCCAACAAAGCCAATTGGCAAACCATCTGGGCTGTGAACTGGAACTGTAACCATATCCTGTTTATCTGAATAGCCTAAAGAAAATTTTGAAGCAGATTCTTTTGTTATCTTTCGATAATTAAAATAGTTTTTTGCTCTATCTGATTCAATAAGATTGTTATGTAAACGCTTAAGAACTAATTCATCAAACATTGTGAACTCTGGCTTTTTATATAGAGCCTTGTCAATGTCTGTTTCAATACTGGTTTCTGTTTCTTTACTCTTTATAAACCTTGCAGCCTCAAAGTAGGTTCTGTTAGACATATGCATAACAAACTCAGTAAGACCAGTAACGTGATGGCAAGCAAAGCAAAAGAATGTTCCATCATTCTTGTCTATTTCTCCTGCTGGGGTTCTATTATTATTGTGGTATGGGCAAAAAATTATGTAGTCTGAGTCTACCTCAGATTCAATCGTTACACCTGTTCCTGTGAGAACTCTTTTGATTTGTTCTTTTGTGTATAGATTGCTGTGCTTCCGTCTATTCCTGCTATCCATTCGCTTTGCTTTCTCCCCGTATATGTCCCGTGTACTGTTAGTTGAAACTCAAAATATTTTTTCTTATGATTATAGTCTAATGTAAAGTCTGGCAGTATGTCAAGCCTTGGAACATAGCCTGATAGCCGCATTTCTGATTCAAGTAGTCTAACGTATTCTGCCTTAAGTCTGCCAAGGGCTGACTCATCGTGTATAACCCCATCAAGATAGAACTTTTTAATGGGTCTATGATGATAGAAGGTAGGAGGCATATTTTCCTTATTTTGCGACATACCATATTATACCTACCTATCTTAATTTTTATTAACCCTGACATCTTAGGATCCTATCTCTAAAACCCCAAAAAAACGATCTACACAATGGGACCAAGGAACCCACAACCAATCGTATACCTCTCACCACTTGTCACAACATTGACACCGTGAGACACACTTCTTTTATAATATACCATATCCCCAGCCTGTGGCTTATAAATAAAATCATTATCTGGGAAGTACAGTTCTCCATTATCAAAATTATCATTAACGTAAAGCATTGCTATAAAACTGTCAGTTAGCGGACTATCCTCGTTAAGATCTTTGTGTACATCCATTTGAGGAGTACCTACGATCATTTTAGAAACACTAATATAGTTATTGTTTAGCATAGACTGCTTGACTCTTTTTATATTTTTTCTTTTTAAAAAGTCTATAAGAGATTCGTGTAGAATATTATTAAATATAGACCTTAGTTCTATAGCAGCGTGATTATCTTCTTCATTATGGACTACAGGGAGTTCCATTGTTAGGTGAGGCCGTCTTTCTACAATTTTAAATTTATAAGATTCTTTATTAACAAGTTCAATCAAGCCAATCAGGTGCTTGCTGTCTAAATTGTTTTTATATATAGTTACAAAGTCTGTATCAAGTTTAGGAGTTTGACTCATATTACTTATCCTCAAAATCTTTATATCGATAATATCCTTTATCAAAGTCGACCTGTACTAAAAAGTCTCCCATAAATCCATTACGGTTTTTTCTAAAAGCGCACTCAATAACATCGCTATTTGATGCTCTTCCAAGTGCGATAACCCAGTCCGCATCGTATGCAATCTGTCTTGACCAAGCAGTTTGACCCAAGGTAGGAACTCCACTCAGATCATTAACATCATCTGGTGTTGCTGATGAGATAGCAATAATTGGAACCTCTTCACCAATAGCCATAAGTTTAAGTTCTCTTGAAAGGTTCTTCATTCGTACCGTTTCATTATCTGACTTCTGATTAGGAGCCATCAACTGTAGGTAGTCAACAATTACAAAGTCTGGTTTATATTGGTCAATCTTTCCACGAAGTACTGAAGGATTAATTTCTCCGCCTTGATCATTAGAGATAATATGGAACTCTGGCTTACCCTTTAGATGTCTTTCGTGCCAAGCCTTAAGTGTATCTAATTCAACATCTCCATTACTTAACTTGCGGTGTGACCAAAGCCCTTCACCCATAATAGTAAACACACGATTACGAACTTCTGTTTCCGACATCTCAAGAGAAATTACAAGGGGTGTCTTACCCTGTTTCCAGGCCTGTACAGCAAAGTATAGAGCCATCCACGACTTTCCTATACCTGGGTATGCTAGAAAGACTCCTAACTGCCCTGGCATAATTCCAGAAGGAAGATAGTTATCAAATCCTGGAAGATTTGTTTTAATACCAACGTGACCTGCAGCCTGCTGAATCTTTAGATTCTCAAAGTATGCAACTGCTGACTCAAGATCAGTAACATCAATATCACGAATTGCTGAAGTGTTTTTCTTTAACTCTGATGTTTGTGTAATTAAATCATTTAATGCAACATTACCCTGATTATTCTGAACATTACTTGCTGCTGATCTTAAGATATCTTTAAGACTATCGTTTAGATATTCGCCTTGCAACTCTTCAAGGTGATGTTTTGTTGCTCCAACATTGGCTATAGGAGCAAAGTCTCTAAATTTTTCTGTAACAAGTTCTGCAGGTGGTAAAGACTTGTTGTTCTCAAAGTATAGTCTGATAAAGTTCCAGATATCTCCGTGGGTTCTTAGAAGATTATCTACATTTGCTTGTAGTAGAACGTGGATCTGCTTATCTTGAAGAACTGCCGTGATTAGTTTAGACTCTGTATTATTCACTTAGCCACTCCTTAGCCATTCTTCTACGCTCCGCTCTCTCTTCATCATCCCGCTTTTTATCTTTTTGTGCCTGTAAAATTTTTTCTGCATTATATGCAAAGTGATTCCAAGATGGATTCTCTGCAACTGAAAAGTAGTACTCAAGTATATCGTAGCAACCAGATAATCCGTATGACTCTACAAGGCCGTCAGAGGCCCACTGCTCTACGTTTAAATTAAGTGATGGCTTTGACTCGTACCTTGCGGTATGATACTTGCTGTATCTTGAAAGCAAAGCCATTCGGTCTTTGCGTTCAGCCATTACTCGTTGATTTCAGACTTTGCTTCGTTAATCTTTTCAGTTAACTTATCTTCTACAAACTTATAGACACGCTCAAATGCTTGATTTACATTTTCTCCATTTTTACGTGAATCAACAACACCAAGATCAAGTCTTAGCGATTGAAAGTTTCCAAGATTAAGTGTGTATCCCAATGTAACAGATACCTTAGTGTCTTCGTTTTCCATTTCATACCCTTCGTTAAATAGATTCAGACCAGATTGGAATGAATCGTCCATCTTCAGTTCTCGTATATGTAAGTATACCATCGCCCATTCTTCGTGTCAACTCTTGCTTGCTTGGGGTGATATCGTTTGTTATTAAATTGTCTTTTCTTGGTCTACCAATATGGTATGTAGCAAGTATATCACGAATCTCTCTTACCTGGGATTCTGAGTAATATGATCTAACTTGAAAACCTCTTGCTCCACCTTTTTGAGATCCCATTGGAAATGGAATGATTCCTCGTCTCATTAATGATGGCATATATTTTTTATGTCTATTAACTAAATCAGCAGTCTCTCTAACAGTGTAGGCTCTTTCACGCTTCTTTTTAAAATCAGAAATTAAACAACTTTCAATCTGATCTTTTGTTATATTATAGACAGACATAATACCGTTAGATTTATTGAGATGATGTATTCTAACAAGGTCTCCATTTAGAAACCAAACCTTTTTATTCCCTGGAATTACAGGGAGGAGATTGTAGCCTTCATTCTCAATAGTTCCTTTTTTAATAGCCATAGACCCTCCGCAGAATTCTCTGGTCGGTTATAAAAACTTCTTGCTCCACACGCAATGCAGTAGGTTTCAAGGTGTCCAACTGAACTGTATTGTCTATCAAGAAACATTCTCCCACTACATTTTTTGCACTTTAGCATTAATTTGGTACGCCAATGATAATTAAGTTAACATCAACCGTGACGTTATCTCCGCTTGTGTTAAATCTTACAAACCCCTCAAGACCAGAAGTTGTTATGCTTTTTAGAACAACCGTAACATTTTTACCAGCAACTGTATTGCCAACATTTATTGCTGTTGCAGTCGCAATTGGAGGATACTTAAACTCTCCAGCAAAAGAATAAGTAAATGATTTTTCTTCTCCAGCGGTAATTGTTCCACTAGGGACTACCCTAACAGCGCCACCAATTACTCTTGCTTCACTAGTTTTAATATTTTGTTTACCATTATTTGGAGTATCAACTGATATATATTTATAGTTTGCTGGAGATACTGCAGCAGACAACTCATTAACTACCTGTGCTAATTGAGAAATATAGGTCACATCTAGTGGTTGACCACGCTCTGGTAGAGGAATTTTTGCCATAATACTATTATACCACTAGGCTTTCTGGATCAGACTCAAAAAGTGTAGCCTTAGTAAATCTCTCTTTAGGAAATGTTGGAACTTGAACAGCAAACTTTACTGTGGTATATCCTGCTAAAGCCTGAACAGTATATGAAAATGTTTGAATAGAACCAACATATTTAAAATCATCTGTTCCCCATTTAACATACAAATCAAAATCAGACTTTAAATTTGCAGGAGGAGTCCAAACAACATTGATAATTTGCTTGTTTTCACTTACTGCCACAG